TAATTGTCTAACAGCATCTCTTCCAAATCTATCTATAGCTGCGGATCTTCCAAATCTTCTCATGAATCTCATCATTAATTTTTTATTTAAATTTCTACCACCTACAACATTTTGAAGACCTCTCCTTAATGTTAATCTTTGAAACTCCATCATCTTAAAGGCCAACATTCCAGCTATCAATCCATAGTTTATAAACTTAATAACGATGTTAAATATATCATCAAAAGCTTTAACTCCTTTTTCACCAAAATTTCGTAAAGAACTGTTCCTTAACTTTGTGTAAAGTAAATTTGCTCCTCCAACGATACCCATAAAAATTTTTGCAATCGAAGTTGCTATAAATTTACCAACTTTAAAGACGGTGCTGTTCATCACAGCAATTATTTTCGGTAAGAATTTAACCACGTTACCAAAAAATGGTGCGATAAGAGATGCAACTATTAAATTAAAAGCTTTTGTAAATATACTTACTCCGGGTAACATAAATTTTTTAAACTTACTCATTCCCCTTCCACTCTTCTCAAGAGTAGATTCTCTTTCCATTCTCTTTTCTCTTTCTTTTTTTCTCCTCTCAATACCATCTCTTACTTTTGTAAGAACAAGATCTTCTTTAAGAATATCATCTGCTTTTATTAATTTTTTACGAACAATTCCTAAGTTTTCAACCGTTTCTGTGGTTAAAACATTACTCGCTCCTCTTCTTTTTGGTATAAGTTTATTTGTGTTTATCATGCTATGCCATATATTCTAACTTTTGAATCTTCACGAAACGTACCAGTTTCAAAATGTGGAACATTTTTCATGCCTGTAGATGGTTCTGCTTCTTGATCAACTGTTTCAGTGATCGGTGGTAATGTTGCTTGTTGTGAAGTATCCATAGGAGGGTCAATGTTTACATTATTCAAAGTTTGTGGTGAGAAATTAAAATTATTATCACCCATAACATTACTGAAATCCTGTGTGATTGCCATGCCACCATTATAATAATTACCACCTTTAGGGCGATTTGTTCCACCAGCGATTGAGTTCATCGCGGACAGTGTGCCCACTCCAAATTTTTGAACTGCACCTTTAGTCATTACAAATTCACCAGCTGTTAATCTTGCAGGAACTTTATCAATACCACCAGGCCCTCTTACAAATCCACCAAGATTAAATTTAGGAACTTTATCCTCTTCTTGATTCACATTTATGTTAATATCAGATCCACTTGTTGGTGTATCATTCATATTAATATTTTGACCGGGAGTAAGATTAGTTGTATCATCTAAGTTTATATCTTCTTCAACATTATCATTCTCCATCTGATCATCATTAAATAAATTTTTTAACAGGAATCCTCCACCTACAACAGCTCCAGTGGCCAAAGCAAAGACAGCAGGATTTCTTCTTAGAAGCGTTAAAAGAAGTCGAGAAAGTGCTGGTAGTTTTGTTATAACTGCTAATGATATTCTAAAAAATAATCTACCAAGAGAGGTTCCAAATAAAACAAATCCTGTGATAATAGCAGGGAAAAAATTTGTAAAGAATCCAAGAATACCTTTAAGGAAGTTTGCATTTTTTGGATCCAATAAGAAAGTAAAGAATCTACCCGTGATTAAACTAAACATGAATGTTGCCATTTTTTCAAACAACGACATCACTGGTTGAACAACTTTACTAAATGTTTTTTTTATACCACTTAATCTTCCCTCTAATTTTTCTTCTCTTTGTCTTCTTCTTTCACTCTCCTCCGATCTTAAGTTTCTCTCGTATATTTGTTGATTTATCTTCTCTTGTCTCTGAAGTGTTTCTGTAATTGATGTGGTTACTCTTACTAAATCTTTTACAATCGATTCAATATTTGCAACTGATGATGTCCTTGATAATTGAGAAATATTTTCGCCTGTCTTTATCCTTCTAGCACTTATGATTCTTCTTAATATTGTTATTTTTCTGGAGTTGCTTTCTACCTTTGTCTCTATATCATCTCTTCCTAAAAATTTAGACGCAGAAACTCTTCGAGTGGTTCCTCTAATTGGCATGGAACCAGACATTTTATTGAGAAAATTTTCATATACCGGAGAGTTCTCATCCATTGCTTGCTTGACGCTGTTGTTCCTTTAGTCTTTCCTCTTCGAGATGTGCTTGTAGTAATCCTACATAGATGTCTCGTTCCCAAGGCATCATATTTTCAATCTCTGTCAAACTATATTTATGGTACTGCATTAAGGCAAAATTTAATCTAAAGTAATTCTCTAGATTCATATGCACCATAGCTAAGCGAAAAAAGACGCTAAACCCTCAAGCACTACATCACTTTTCACTTTAGTGTTTGGGTTTGTAACACTTACGGTGTGAGATAACTTTGGCATAGTATCAAAAAATTCCTCAACTTCTTTAAATTGATTTGAATTCATTGACTCAAGAAAATCACTTATCTCTTTTTTAGTGCAGTCAGAAGCAGCCCAAACTTCATCCTTTGTATAAATTTTATCAATGCATGATCCTATCAAATCAAATGACTGATCCATTGCATTCGCACCAGATACGTTTGGATCAAAATTGTTTTTAATAAACTCATCCAATGAGGGATATTTCAGTTGCATTATAAGGTCATCATCTAATTTAATTTTGTTAGTATGATTATCACTCTTAATGACTTGTATATCATCAAGATTAATACTAACATCAACCTCAGTTTTTTTATCATCAGGACAAGTGATTTTTACATCAACTTCTTCACCCACTGACTTACCACGTATATTTAAAAACAAATATTCAATATCAAATGTAGGTAATTGCTCAACCTTGATTCCTTTTGTGAGGATACATGATCGAATAACTGCCTTAGTTGCATTTGTTATTTGTTTTGTATCATTGCTCTCAAGTGCTATGACTAATAACTTCTCTTCTTTTACAAGAAAGGGTCGATACTTAATGGTTTTTCCTGATGATGGTAATTCAAGTTCATAACTTGGTGTTGCAATTTTTGGTAATGGCATAATAATACAATTCAGTAAGTTTATTTAGCAAGTTATTTTCAATTAAAAAGATTGAAAATTGATCTAACGTTCGCAGCAGCCTGTGCGATTGGATCAAACACATCAGATATAGTGCCTGATCTGCCCCTGTCTATAAAATATCTTGTGTAAGCCATGGATACATTACATTTCAAAAGAGATGATTGATTATAGGACACAGGCATTGAATTAACAGAAATTGGAAAAACATTTACAAAATTATATGTAAGTGGATCTCCGTGACTTCTTGAGTCAATATTTTTTTCAAATTTAGTGATCTCAAGAGATCCCCTGTAATTTATCGGAAACTTCATCCGATATGAAAAACTAGGATCTTTCGCATTAATAAAAATATTTTCTGTTGTTTCACCAGTAATATAATTCATCCATGCTTCAAAAAATTTAATCGGTGTATATTCATTTGAATCTGTATAGAATGATAGTTGCATTGCATCATCATATAATCTTCTATAAACATGTCTCTCCCTAACACCATGAAAGTCATTTGTGATCTCTGAGGTTGCAAGTCTTGAACCGGGTAATACCGCATCAGAGCAAAGTATATTAAGTTGATCTTGATCGTAATTTAAACCAGTCTCTCTCAAAAAACGATTAAAGGATCCATCAGAACGAGATGGAGTTCCAATATTCACTTGAAAGTGTGACGTGGTTGCAGGATTAAGTAATTTGGATTTTATCTCTGCAAGCGATCTTCTTTGTGGTTGGATGGTTGCCATATATAAATATAGTTTGACCTTGTATATTATGTAGGCAAGTTATGGGAGAGAGTATTAAAAGCAAGTATACTCCTGTGTATCCACACAAGTATAAAGGCAACTCGAAAATGATTATTTGCCGTAGTAGTTGGGAAAGAAAGTTTTGTCAATGGTGTGATATGAATAATAGTATTGTATCATGGGCATCTGAAGAGTTTAGTATACCATATGTTTCACCAAAAGACAATCGAGTTCACAAATACTATCCGGATTATTTGATAAAAGTAAAAGAAAAAAATGATATGGTAAAAACTTATGTTGTAGAAGTGAAACCATATAAACAAACAAGACCCCCTAAACAAAGGAGTCGAAAAACAAAATCATATCTTACAGAGTGTGTGACATATGCAGTAAATCAAGCGAAGTGGAAAGCTGCAAAAGAATTTTGTGAGGATCATCGTATTGAATTTAAAGTTGTCACAGAGAAAGAACTCGGAATCAGATGAGTAGACTCGAAGGTAATAACATAAACAATCCAACAAATGATCAAGAGGACATGATGCTAGAGATCATGTCACTCTTAAATGATACTGTAACGCCTGTTCCTGACGTTGGAAACTTTTATACCTTTGTGTACAATCCCAAGACTCCAAACATCACTTATGATCAACACCCGCTGATAGCTTGCACTGATATATTTGGTTGGGGATTTCGTGGATTAAATTTTCATTGGCAAAAATATCGTAATTATACATGGAATGAACTTGCAGGACAATTATACATAGTAGAACCAGATGAACTTGATGATCTTCTTGCTATTCCATATGCCAAATTTCGTCTAAATAGTTAAAAAAGGTCGATGTCATCATCATTTTCAGAGTTCAGAGGATCAGAAGAATTTAAAAAGATTAGGGAAGCAGAGGAGAATGCTCAACTTAATCAAAACAATGAATTTAACGACCTTCCAGATACAATAAAAGTAAAACAATCTTTAGTTACATTTCCTGTTTCTGAGAACAGTAGAACAAAAAAATCAGGAAATAATTTAAAGGATTATTTTTATTTTGAAATGGATAAAAATACTAAAGAGGTAAAAATATATGAGAATGATCCGGGTTCATTACGATTTGGAAAATTTCTTGGAACATATAATATAGAAAGTGATGAGGTAAAAGCAGGTGCGGGTGAGCCAGGTAGTGCTGGTATATCTCAAGCAGACTTTTTTAAGTCTGATAAAGGAAAAAGATTAATAAAAAACCAAATAGAACAAACACTTAAAGAGGATGGCGTAAGTCAAAAAACTATAAATGAGCTTTTAAAAAGCAACTCAGCAACTAATTCTGAGAAAGGTTCAGATGATGCAGTAAGTCAAATAATCGGAGAAGGACAAAGAAGAAAAAGTTATGAAAAAGATCTATGTTATCCGACTTCATTAAGAAGAGGTAATCAAGATAGATTACAAATAGATGTACGCGAATTTTTATCAAGAACTCCAGCAAATGGTGGATTACTTCAAGAGGGCACGAATCAGTCTGGAGAAAGAACTTTAATACCAACATTAAGATCAAGAGAGGAGTCTATAGGCCCATCTATTGGTAGAGTTTTTCTACCTGTACCAGCAGGGATACAAGATTTTAACGGAGTTAGTTTTAATAGTGGACAATTAAATCCTGTGGAATTAGCAGCTGCACAAGCATTGCTATCGGGGATTGATCGTGGCACAACTGCGTTAGTGGATGATGTGTCTGCGCTTGTAAGAGGAACAACAAGTGTAGGTATCAACCAAGAAGAACTTAAGAGAGCAGTCGCGTCATATTTCGTTGGGCAAGGAACAGGAGTTGGACAGAGAGGTATTTTAACAAGAACAGAAAACGCAGTTCTAAATCCTAATCTTGAATTGTTATTTTCAGGGCCTACTTTAAGACCATTTAATTTTACATTCAAAATGAGTCCAAGAGATAGAGGTGAATCCATAGTTGTTAGAAAAATAATAAGAATGTTTAAACAATCAAGTGCTGTTCAAACCACAGAAAGTGGATTATTTTTGAGAGCACCAAATGCTTACACAATAAAATTTTTAACAAAAGGGGTAAGCGCAACTGGAGTAGGAGTTGGTTCTCTTAATGATACACATGATTTCTTACCTAAAATAAAAAGTTGTGCCCTACTAAATTGTTCTGTAAACTATACCCCAGACGGATCGTACATGACATATGAAAATAGTTCAATGGTTGCATATACAATGACATTAAGATTTCAAGAATTAGAACCAATATTCAACTCTGATTATACAGAACTTGATGGTGATTCAGATCAATCAATAGGTTTCTAAAATGACAAATTCTTTTTTTAGTAAAGTACCAGACTTTGATTACATCAATCGAACAGATGATGGGAAAAGTGATGGTGATTACACAAGAGTAAAAAACTTTTTTAAACGTGCAAAGATAAGAGAGGACATATTTCAAAATTTATCTTTCTTTCAAAAACATACCGTTCAAGGGGATGATAGACCTGATAATGTCGCAAACCAATTTTATGATGATCCTCGATTAGATTGGGTTGTGCTTTTGTCAAATAACATAGTGAATATACAAAGTGAATGGCCTATGTCGCAATCCGATTTTAATACTTATGTGACAGAAAAATATAAAGATGAAAACACCTTATACAATGGTATTCATCATTATGAGGCGAATGAAGTCAAAAATAGTAGAGATGTAGTGATAATACCGTCTGGAGCAAGAGTCAGTGTTGGGCAAAGTGTTAGTTACTATGATTATGGTTTAAAACAACAAGTGATTGTAACAGATGTCGCTCTTCCTGTTACTAACTACATGCATGAACAAAAAATTAATGATGAAAAAAGAAATATATTTTTATTAAAACCAATCTACCTTAATATTGTTTTTGATGATTTAGAAAATATTATGGAATATAAAAAAGGTTCCACTCAGTTTGTGAGTGAAACCCTAGTGCGTGGAGATAATATCCGTTTATTTGAGTAATTAACTATCTGCTAACTTTTGAAAGTAGGATAGTGCATCATCTTCATCAGAATCAACAGTGGTAGTTGCTGCAGGAGTTGCTACTGCTTGAGTAACTACTTTTTCTGCGACATCAAGACCTTCACTTTCACTCTCTAACTCTTCATCAGGAATGTAACGATTGACTGGCTTTTTGCCAAGAACATACTTCAAACGCTTCTCAAGATCATCGTAAGACTTGAACTGGTCTGGAGCAGTGATCGCAGTAAGTGAATACTGTCTCTTCCATAATGCTTCAAGAGCATCATCATCTTCAAGAACTGGCCCTATCTTGTCAAATTCTGACTTGTCATAGTTCCAATATCCATCTTTCTTCACAATCTTCAACTTGAAGTTAGCACCTTGCCAGAAGTCAAAAGGATTGATTGGAGTCTCATCTTCAAACTCTGGTTGCATTGCTTCCATAATCTTATCAAATATTTTTTTACCATACTTAAATAAGAATACTTTGCCTTCATTAGAAGGGTTTGTAGGATCTTTCACGACATAGATGTTGCTGTAGTAAGATAACTTGCGCTTCTGTTTACGCACGACATCTTTGTCAGACTCATTGCCACTGTTCCATAACTCACGATTGTAGTCGGAGACAGGATCCTTTTGACCATTTGTGGTTAGACTATTTTCAATATACCAACCACCAGGCCCTTGAAAGGCATGAGTGTACATTTTTGCCCATGGGAACTCTTCGTTCTCAGGTGCAGGGAGGAAACGGATAACTGCATATCCATTACCTGTTTTGTCTAGTTCTGGTTTCCAGAGACGCTCATCGCCACCGCCACCAGATGTGTTCGCTTTTTCAACTTCTTTAACAAGTTTTGCAGTCAATGAACCTAGTGATGACTGCTTCTTTAGGTCTGCGAAAGACATAGTTACCTCGGATTAAATTAGATTTGGCTTGTGTGTACTCTTCTATTATATACTAAAAAGTGCCGATGTCAAATTGCTTTCTCATAAGTTCAATCATTTCACTCATTTGATTAAAGATAATGCTCATATCAACACCTTTCGGTAAACCCATCATTTCTGCGGATTTCATCATTTCTTCTCTCATGATTTCAGCATCGGGATCATCTGATAAACTCAGACGAGCATACATGACTTTTTGTTTCTCGACAAGTTCGGATAATAAATTGATATGCTCTGTTTTATCAGCAGCACTCATATAAGGAAAGTTCATTACACTTGAATAAATTTCCTCTTGGAGTTGATGGATATCTGCCATCTCAGCCTTCACGATGTCGGAGTCAAAAAAACTCACTTGGTTGCTACCCCCTTTAGTATTTTTTTATAGCGGAATACATCTATATTTAGGAAGGGTGAATACTTCTTCACTCTTCGACTGACGGTTTTCCATACAGGATCTTTCAACTTTTGATCGAAGTCTTTCCCATACCCCAGTATTCTATCATAGATCACCATGCTTTCAATACTAATATTACCACCTAAAAACTTTTTCAATACAATAGGGTGTCCTTTGCTACAATCAAAGACATCATCTACCTTATTATCAGTGAACAAACTTTCAGATTCCTCTTTAAAAACGTATGACAATGATTGTACTTTCTTTTTCCAATCGGTATATCTACCCTCTCCTTCCTTAATCATCTCTCCGATCCACATACTCTCAGGATCAGAACATGAAACAAAATTAGATACAAAAAAATCTACAACTTCTTTATCATTTTTTTGTCTTGCAAACCTTTCAAACCAAAAACGATCCTTTCTTTTATAAAAGGCTTCTTTGGTTGCTCTTGTTTTACCACCATACTTATGGTAATCATAGTGGTCTTTTGTAAAGTGATTTTTTAATGACAAATAACAACGGTAGGCATCAAACGGCATCATTACCTTCCTTCTCTGGATTTATTCCTTATTGTAATATGATTTCCTTCAATTGTAAACTCTAGGTAATCTCGATGATCCCATTCAAGCACTTCATACAATGCATTGAGTTTTTTCATATCATCCCACAAATCAGTGGGAGTTGGTTCACCCCAAAACGGGTTCTCATCATGATCCATTAGAAAATTAGTTTAGCCCTTGAAGTTCTTTTTAAAAAGTTGAGTTCCTGTGCCTCATACTTAAGTTTTTCTTTGAGTGGTTTTGATATCAGTTTTGGAACTGACTCAAGATCAATGGAATTTATTTCACAGAAATAG